GGTGATTTCGTCCCGCCACTGAGCAGGGGGCAGCTTTTTGTGCATACTCACGGCCGGCATCCTTGGCGGCCGGCGGCATTACGCCGCTAGGATAAAATCAAATAATCGGGCTTCATGGATTTGAACCGTGGACCTCTGGGCAACAACGTTACCAGAGGTCCATGGTTCAAATCCATGCCCCGCTACCAACGCCTCAGGTTTCACATTGAAGAAACCTGAGGCTTTTTCTATATCCACCAGATTCCACAATGTCTTACCCGTGAATTTCTGGGACATACTCGACGTGGCTATCCCTAGAACCTTGGCTAAATCCTTCTGATTCACGCCGCGAAGAGCCATCGCAACCCGAATATTGCGCGTGACAATCGCCTGTAAATCATCTGCCTTGCCCGCTGCCGGCTCAGCCGCTCGCGGGGCTTCCATAACTGCTGTCATGCGAACAAGATCAGCATAAAGCGAATTTTCTACACTGACGACACGCAGAATTCTTGTTTAACGCACCACGCCGTGCTATAAAAGCTGCCATGAATGAATCTAGTTCCTTTCAGACGAGTTTAGCTCGGAGAGTCCGAGCGACACTAGCCGCACAAGGACATACCCAAAAGGATGCCGCCGATATGCTCGGTATCTCTGAATCCACCTTGTCGAACAAGCTGACCGGCAAGATTCGTTTCAACGATGCAGAAATCTTCAGCCTTTCCCATTGGCTCGGCGTCTCCAGCGACGCCCTCCTGGGCCTCAAGCCTTTGGAGGTGGCGTGATGGCGAACATTCGTCGAATGTATCTTCGAGCCGAGATGTCGGATGGTGACACGGTGGAGCTTCTGAACTTCACAGTCGGTAGCGACGGCAAGGTTCAGAAGCTGGATGAATCATCATTGGATACTTTGCTGGACACCCCTGAAGTGGCGAAGATGTGGGGCAACGCCTTCTGCTCCATGGGCGGCGCGTTGCTCGCTTCCGTTTCGCTCTATGAGGGGATGACCTCATGATCGCACGTCAGGAAGTGATTTGCAGGAAGGCTTGTGCCGTGCCACTTGCGACTTGTTTTGCTGCTTCGGCAAGCAACGCCGCGACGAAAGGCTTAACTGCAGCACTCTTGAGCTTTTCCCAGATTCCGGGCTTGCTTGTTTGGGTTTCGGCTACGTATAGGAGGCCGAATAGTTTCTGTATCGCTTCCCTCACCGCCTTGATGGCTTCGTCGAGGAAGTCCCCGACCGATTGGATATTGTCTGGCGACGGTTTCATGGGTAGCGCCGGCGTTTTGTCCGCAATCGTTTCCAATGCCTGCCGTTGTGCCGCGTCCAGCGTGAGCTCCCGGCGTGGCTTCATGTCAAAACTGACCAGGGCACCATTCCCTTGTGCGTTGGCGTATGACGCCCATAGTTTCTCCCAGATTCCGGGCATGACACTTTTAGCCGTATCTAGTCGTCTGACGTTCATGCTTAGCAGGTCGTTGAGGCACGTTTCAGTATCGTGCATCTGCCCGAACGCCTTGGAGATGTTGTCGTCGAACCCGTCTTCCCGCTCTTCGCAGTTGAAGAACTGGAGCATGTATTCGGCGGGATTATCCATTGATTCTTCCTTCCTTCGTTCGTTCGTCATGTGGCTTGGTTCTTCCTTTTCAAGCCTACGTCGGGGGAAGGAACCCTTTTTAATCATTCGACCGATGGAGGTTTGCCGTGGATACGCATATTCGGGTCTCGCTTAATCAGGACTACCGGTTTTCCGTGGAAATACTGAATTTTCATGGTCCCGGCGTGCATTTGGAAGTGCTGCTGGATACCGCTGATTTGTTCCAGTGGCAGGACGCGCTCAATGAGGCGTGGGAGGAGTACGCAGGTGTCAGTGTTTGATCCTGAGTCCAGCGGGAACCGTTTCAGCGCGGAGTTCAAGCTGACCGGCGATGGCGGCAGCCCCTACGAGTTCGGTATTCGGTTCAGTGTCGATGGGGATTACTTCGCGTTGGGCGGTTTGAGTATGGGCGACATGGTGCGTATCAACCGCGAGTTCGCCAGGGTGATCCGGGAGGCGAAGCATGCACGGGTTGTATAAGCGGTTCCTGTTGTTCTGCGCGGTGTTCGTCGCCCTGATTTTCGCTGTGGTGGGTTTCTGGCTGTTGTTGGGCGTGACGTGTTCGTGTGCCGTGCTGGTGCTGGCGGAGCGCCTGTCCGGCCGGTTGAATCGAGGTCTGGATGTTTAGGAAGTGCTGTCAGTCGGTGCTGCTAGTGTTGGCGGCTTCGTGGGTGTTGCTCGGGTGGGGCGTGACGGTGTGCGCCATCCGTTTTGGCGAGTGGCTGAGGGGGGTGAATGATGCCGAACGGTGAACTGGGTTATGTGTTCAAGAGCGCGGTGACCGCGAACGGCTGTCTGATGCTGTGCATCACGCCGCACGCGCGGCGTCGCGACTTCCATTCGAAGGTGTACGTGTTCACGGCCGACGAGGTGCGCGCGTTGATCGAGGCGCTGGCCGTGATGCCGGACGGCCCCGAGTAGATTATTCGGTTTTCACCGGGGTATTCGCCGGTATTCTTTCGTATTTTCCGCGTGCCCGACGCTATTCGGGCCATCGAGAATGTAACGCCGTTGATGCCCCGTATGGCTAGGGCTAGGCATACCTAGGCGCGCTGTGGTGGCGCGAGGTCAGCCGCATTGCAACTGCGGTATTAGCGAGACTAAGAGGTTGCCACCGACCCTATCCAGCCGCTGGTAAAGGCGGAATCGGGCAGCATCACCACGCATCGCGTGGGGCTGGATTTGGGGACCATTCCCGGCAGGCTTCGGCCTGCTCTTGCAATCGACGGCCGACCGACCGAAAGCGAGACCCACGT